ACGAGGACCGTGAAAAAGCCCCACTACGGCTTGTGCCCCGAACGTTATTTTATTGAGGTGAGTCATGCCCTCTAAATACGCGAGTGGTAAATATGCAATTGCAGAGTGTGACCGATGTGGTCAGCGGTACAAGTTAAAAGAGCTGCGCAAGCAGGTTTTAAAAACGCATCTGTACAACGTAAAAGTTTGTCCGACTTGCTGGGACCCCGATCAGCCACAGTTGCAGTTAGGGATGTACCCAGTTAACGACCCGCAAGCTGTGGAAGAACCAAGACCAGATGTCAGTTATCAAGTGTCGGGCAACAGCGGTTTGCAGATTGGGTTAACAGGATCGACAAACGTAGACGATTATGGTTATCCGCAGGGCGGTAGCAGGCAGTTTCAGTGGGGCTGGAACCCTGTAGGCATGGGTTACGATGGTGGTTTAACACCAAATAACTTGATTGGAAACGGATCGGTTGGTACAGTAACAATAGATATTTCTTAGGAGCCTATCATGGCATACACACGAAGCGCCGATGGCGTAGTAAGCAAAGGTAAAACTAAGGGTAAAAACCTTGGTAACAGCGGCCCCGTCAAAGGTCTTGAGGGTGGCGGTAAAAAGAAAGCTGGTGTTTCATCTGAGTCGATGAAATCAATGGGTCGTAACTTAGCCCGCGTTGCCAATCAGGGGTAATCATGGGTAAATTTAGCCAAAAAATGATGGGCAAAGAAGTTGGGCAAGCAGCAGAATATGCTACGCCGCATTCAATGAGCGGTGGTCCGGCTAAGTTGCGCCATGTCGGTGATCCCAACAAATTGTCTGCCGTGCAAGTAACACCATCAAGCGGCTCCGCGCGAGTCAGCGCAGGTGATCCAGCTCGTGATGACGTTAAGACAACTGGCATCGAAACTCGCGGCAATGGTGCAGCAACCAAGGGTCGTATGGCTCGTGGACCAATGGCGTAAACATGAACTACGCACAGCTTGTCACTGCGATTGAGAACTACACTGAAAGCTCTGAGTCGGTGTTTGTCGCACAGATTCCTACGTTTGTTCAGCTTGCTGAAGAACGCATCTACAATGCTGTGCAGATTCCGGCTATTCGTCGCAACGTGACGGGCAGCGTGACTACCGGTGACAAGTACCTGTCTTTGCCAACAGACTATCTGGCAACCTTTTCTTTAGCGGTGGTGGATAGCGATGGAAACCAACAGTTCCTTTTGGATAAAGATGTTAACTTCATTCGTCAAGCGTATCCCAACCCTGCTGATTCAGGCATACCAAAATATTATGGGCAGTTTGCGCCGTATACGTTCATACTTGGGCCAACTCCTGACCAAAATTATTTAGTAGAACTGCACCAATATTATTACCCTGAGTCAATTGTGACTGCGGGTACATCGTGGATTGGTGATAATTTTGAAACAGTCTTGTTGTATGGTTCGTTGCGTGAAGCTGTGATATTCCAAAAAGGCGAGCAAGACATGGTCGCTTATTACGAACAGAAATACCAAGAGTCAATGGCTCTGTTGCAAGAGCTGGGTGATGGTAAAGAACGCCGTAGCGCATACCGTGACGGACAACTTAAACTCCCGGTTCCGGGTCCAGTCAGATAATTTAGGAGCCTATTATGGCAATCACGCAAGCAATGGCAACATCGTTTAAGGTCGAAATCCTTGACGGTATTCACAATTTTGGGGTTGGCGTTGTTCGTGCGTCAACTGCCGCCGACACATTTAAAATTGCTCTGTACACCTCAGCAGCAACGCTTGATGCAACGACCACTGTTTACACGACCTCTAATGAGGTTGTTGGTACGGGCTACACCGCTGGTGGCAATATATTGGCTGTGTCGGTTGTTCCTGTATCGTCAGGCACTACAGCTTACTTGTCGTTTTCAAATAGCTCATGGTCAACAGCAACGATTACTGCTCGTGGCGCTATGATTTACAACAGCACACAAGGTAACAAGTGCGTGGCTGTGTTGGACTTTGGCAGCGATAAAACTTCTACCGCTGGTACGTTCACAATTGTGTTCCCAACAGCCGCCGCTGGCACTGCTATTATTCAAATTGCATAGGTGGTCTAGATGGCATTAGCTCTAGCGGATCGTGTACAGGAAACGAGTACCACAACAGGTACAGGCACACTTACGCTTGCTGGTGCTGTAGTAGGCTATCGTTCTTTTGCCACAATTGGCAACGGCAACACAACTTACTACACAATCACTAATGCTGCTGGCGCTTGGGAAGTTGGCATTGGTACATACACATCCGTTGGCACAACGCTGTCACGCACGACTGTATTGTCATCAAGCAATGGCGGATCGCTGGTGTCCTTCACAGGCACACTAAACGTCTTTGTAACTTACCCTGCTGGCAAGTCAGTAAACCTTGACGCATCAAATAATTTAACGGTATTGAATACGGCGTACTTAGGTGGTGCATCAGGCAATCAATCGCTGCAAGTTAATAACGTGGCTAGTGCGGTCAATTATTTGGAAATTGTAGGGAATACAACGGGCAACACGCCAATCATTAGCTCACAAGGTACAGACACCAACCTTGGCTTGGCTATTCGTTCTAAAGGCACGTTTTACACTGTAATGCAAAGTGATGCAGGCGCAAATATTCACGATTTTGCAGTTGTGGCAAGCTCAGTTAACTTTTTTCGATCAACACCTGCAATAGCAGGCGCAGCACCCGCTTTCTCAGCCCAAGGCTCAGACGCAAACATTAGTCTTAGACTAACCCCAAAAGGTACAGGCGGCGTGTGGTTTACGGGACCACTGTTGCCTAATAACTTAGCAGGTACGTCAGGGCAGGTTTTAACTTCTGCTGGTGCGGGCGTAGTGCCAACATGGACAACTCCTACCACCGGTACAGTAACCGGGGTTACCGCAACATCGCCTGTTGCATCAAGTGGCGGAACAGCTCCAGCCATTAGTTTAAACGCTGCATACGGTGACACTTTAAATCCATACGCATCAAAGACAGCTAACTTTATACTTGCCGCACCAAACGGGTCTGCGGGTGTTCCTTCTTTCAGAGCCATTGTTGCTGCGGATATTCCAACGCTAAATCAAAACACAACTGGCACTGCTGCTAACGTTACGGGTACTGTTGCCGTTGCTAACGGTGGTACAGGTTTAACGTCAGTTACAGCTAATCGCCTTCTTTACGGCAATGGAACGTCTGCACTTCAAACTTCTGCAAACTTTACTTACAACGGCACGACTCAAGCTATTACCGCTGGCGCTGCTACTGCGTTGTCGTTAACTACTAGCGGTTCCACTGCATCTTTATCAATTGCTGATACTGGTGTGGCTGGGGCTAGTATTGGGATGTTTGGTAATGGCGCAACTACACCAAACAAGTATTTTCGTGTAAACAACGGCGTATATCAAATTGTCAACAACGCTTACAGCGCTGTAATTTTTCAACTATCCGACACAGGTGTAATTAGCAGTTCTACTTGGAATGGCGTAACTATTGGCGTTGCTTATGGCGGCACAGGTTTAACGTCAGTCACAGCCAACCGCATTCCTTACGGCAATGGAACATCTGCATTTCAAACCTCAGCAAACCTTAGCTACAACGGGACTTCATTTGTTGTTGGAACAGCCACACCCCCAACCTTTACTGGCGCAAGTTCACAGCCTTACGTTTATGTTCTGGCAAATCAACTGGCTACAACATTAAATGCAACGTCAGACTTGTTGGCACTTGGAAACGGGAATGGAAACCAAAACTACTTGCGGATATTTCAGTACAGAAATACTGCCGCCGGTGCTGACTGGACTACCGCAACAACCAGAATTCAGGCAATTACAGATGTCACCAATCAGGGTTACATAGACTTTAACCCGATAAGCGGTAACTATGGATTGGCGTTTGGTAATGGCTCAACTGAGTATGTTCGTATTCTTAACGGCGGTGCTATTTCTTTTGGTTCATCTGGCACAGCTACAGGTACGTCAGGGCAAGTCTTAACCTCTGCCGGAAGTGGTGCATCACCAACATGGACAAACGCAAGCAGTAACATTACAACCAAAGGTCTGTACGAAAACAACGCAACCATTTCAGCAAACTATACAATTGCAACAGGCAACAATGCAGTTTCAGCAGGACCAATTACAATTAACTCTGGCATTGTAGTAACCGTGCCATCAGGGTCAACTTGGGTTGTTGTTTAAGGATAAATTATGAACTGGGCTATTAACTCATTGCTAGTCGATAACACGCCAGAACCAGAAACCGTGGTGATGAGCAACTTTACGATTAACGACACCCAAGATGGGCTTACTGGCTCGGTGACCTACGCAGTCAACTTACTACCCGCTGACGCATCAAACTTTACGCCTTACGCTGATATTACTGAGGCTCAAGCTATTGGCTGGACGCAAGATGCACTAGGTGTAGACCGTGTAGCGTCAATGGAAGCAGAAGTTCAAGCGCAAATTGATGCACAAAAGATTCCAACACCCCAGCCAGCACCACTTCCTTGGGTAGCACCAACAGAGGCATAATCATGGCACAACCCGGATTTATTAGCGTAGTACCGTACAGCAGCACAACTGCTGGTGCGGTTCCGTCTGCTGGCAACATGGTGACTTCTGAGATTGCCGTTAACTCGGCTGATCGGTTGATGTACGTCAAAGGTCCGGCAGGCACGGTAGTCACAATTGGTAACGGCGCAACAGGTGCTGGTGGCGATCAAATCTTTGTGCAGAATGGTCAAGCGGTCACGGCAAGCTATACACTACCTGTCGGGTACAACGCTATGACAACCGGTCCTGTGGCTATCAATGCAGGCGTAACTGTGACGATCCCTGACGGGTCTGTTTGGGCGATTATCTAAATGGGACTCAAGCTTAAAGCCCGTGCGCTCGGTGGATCGGTTGAGATTAACCCTGTTAACACAGCATCAAACTTGAATGTAGATGTTCGAGCAGCGAATGGTGTGTTGTTAGTGGCTGACTCAACTACGGGTGGAATGTTTTTACCTGTTGGTACAACGGCACAACGCCCGACACCTGCGACAGGACAGATGAGATTCAATACCACGACAGGTTCGGTCGAGGTTTATAACGGAACTTCTTGGGGTTAATATGGCTGGGTCTATAAAATTAAATGCACCTGCTGGCGGCTCAGTCACACTGAACGCAGTGGACACCGCAGCAAACTTTGTGATGTCTGTACCTGCCGCTGCGGGTATTCTGATTAACGCTGACTCGGCTACGGGTGCGGCTCAGTTACCTGTGGGTACTACGGGGCAGAGACCTGCTAGTCCTGTTACGGGGCAAGCTCGTTTTAATTCCACGACAAGTTTGGCTGAAGTCTATAACGGTACAGCTTGGGTTGGTATTCAAACCCCATATCTCGCTCAATTTTTAGTTGTTGCTGGTGGCGGGGGATCAGGTGGTTTTGGCGGCGCAGGCGGTGCGGGTGGTGTTATTCAAGGTTCGCTTACTCTTGTTTCAGGTACAAATTATGCAGTAACTGTTGGTGCTGGTGGAGCAGGCGCAGCTAACCGTGGGGTGGCGGCAAGCAATGGGTCAAACTCATCTTTTGCTTCGATTATCGCAACAGGCGGTGGTTACGGCGGTTCGGATAATTCAAACGGTGCGGTACAAGCATTTCAAAGCGGTCAAAATGGCGGCTCTGGTGGTGGTGCATCTTATGTTGGAACAGCCACAGCAGGCACAGGAAATACACCCTCAGTAACCCCCTCTCAAGGATTTAACGGTAGGCTTGGTGGTTCATCAACAAATACTTTCGGTGGATCGGGCGGTGGCGCTAGTGCAACTGGTGGGGCATTCACTGGCCCATTAGCCGCTGGAAATGGCGGCGATGGAATTACCACAACCATTACTGGATCATCTCTTAGCTTTGGTGGAGGCGGCGGTGGATTATGCAGCAGCGCATCGGGAACTAACGGCACAGGTGGATTAGGCGGCGGCGGTAATGGCGGCAAAGGCGGTGTTGGTACGGCTGGATCGGCTAATACTGGCGGCGGGGCTGGTGCGTGTTGGACTAACGCAGGCGTTGCAGGCGGCTCTGGCGTTGTAATCATCTCTATTCAAACCCCATACTACACAGGCACAACGACAGGCTCGCCAACAGTTACGGTTAATGGCGGGTTTACAGTAATGAGATTTAATAGCTCAGGCAGCTACACAGCATAAGGAATAATCATGCCAACAATTATCGGCGGCACTACAGGCGTAGCACCATCACAATGGACAACAGCGGGTAGACCATCAAGCCCATTAAATGGGCAATTGGGGTGGAATACTACGCTTAACGTGCTTGAGGTTTATAACGGAATTAACTGGCAACCTGTTGCAAGTCAAGATTATGCAGTTACATATTTGATCCTAAGCGGCGGCGGTGGTGGTGGTGGTGGCTCAGGCGGTGGCGGAGGTGCTGGCGGTCTTCTTACTGGCACAGCAAACGTTACTTCAGGAACTGCATATACAGTCACAGTAAGTGCTGGCGGAGCTGGTGGAACAACAAACACAAACGGTAGCCAAGGCGTTGCATCAAGCGCTTTTGGTATTGCGTCTGTTGGTGGTGGTTACGGTCAAGGTAGTGTGGCTGGTGCAGGCGGCACGGGTGGTTCAGGCGGTTCAGGTGGCGGTGCTTTTGGTGGTGGCGGTGGAGCTGGTACGGGCGGAACAGGAACTGTTGGTCAAGGGTTTAACGGTGGTAATGGTTCTACTCAAGCAGCAGGTGGCGGTGGCGGTGCAGGTGCTGCTGCGGGGAATGCTGCCCCACAAAACCCAAGCGCAGGTGGAGTTGGTGCGTCATCATCCATTACAGGGACTGCGGTTACTCGTGGAGGTGGCGGCGGTGGCGGAACGCTGAACGGGACAGGTGCTGCTGGTGGTGTAGGCGGTGGCGGTATAGGTGGGTATACTGTTGCAGGAACTGCTGGCACAGCTAATACTGGCGGTGGTGGAGGTGGCGGCGGCGGTTCAGGTGCTAACTATGCGGGGGGCAATGGCGGGTCAGGCATTGTCATTGCGTCATATGTCAATTTAACTCAAAGAGGAACTGGTGGTACGGTTACGTCATACGGTTCTGGCGCATCAACAACTTGGGTTCATTCATTCACATCTAGCGGTACATTTACAGCTTAATTAAGGAGACCATCATGGGTCATTTTGCAAAGGTAGTTGATTCAAAAGTGGTGTCAGTCATCGTTGCTGAACCAGAATTTTTCAATACATTCGTTGACTCAAGCCCCGGTCAATGGATTCAAACGTCATACCGCACACACGGTAATCAGCACCCAGAGGGTCGCCCATTGCGTGGCAACTACGCAGGCATTGGTTACCACTACGACCCCGTAGCAGACGTTTTCTACGCACCACAGCCTTACGCATCATGGGTACTTAGCCCACTGACGTTCTTGTGGGAAGCGCCTGTTGCTATGCCTGCTGACGGTAAAGCGTATGAATGGCAAGAATCGTCACAATCTTGGGTTGAGCTTGCAGCAGCATGAGAGCAAAACCTTTACCACCGCTTGATTATCTAAATTCTGTTTTGGAATTTAGAGATGGCATCTTGTTCAACAAGATTACCCGTGGAAGTCATGCGGTGGTTGATAAACGCTCGGCGCACAGCCACGCAAAAGGGTACTTGCAAATTACCTTGAAAAGCCAGTCATACCTTGAACACCGCATTGTGTTTTACATGGTGCATGGTTATTGCCCAGAAACGGTTGACCACATCAACGGCGACAAAACTGATAATCGTATTGAGAATCTTAGGGCTGCAACGTATTCTGAGAACCAATGTAATGTGCCGTTAGCTTGCAACAACGTATCGGGGCATAAAGGTGTCAGCTTTCATAAGCGTGTTCAAAAATGGCGAGCGCAGATTGCACTAAATAAAGTAGTCAAACACCTTGGCTATTTTGAAACAAAAGAATTGGCGGTTGAATTTGTCGAACTTGCCAGAGATATGCTTCACAATAATTTTGCCAATCACGGCACACATAGGGAGAATCTATCGTGGCGTTAGACATTCAAGGGGTTGACTATATCAAGTTCCCCGTAGGTACAACCGCACAAAGACCTGCTACTCCTGCACAAGGTATGGCACGATTTAACTCTACCACTAATAATATGGAGTGGTGGGATGCTACGACATCCTCTTGGCTGCAATTTAGTCAGCCTGCTGGGTATTCGGTTAATTACCTTGTTGTGGCAGGTGGTGGTGGTGGTGGATATTCTTCTGGCGGTGGTGGTGGCGCAGGGGGATTACTTTCTGCCTCTATTTCTCTATCTTCAGGTACGGCGTATACGGTCACGGTAGGGGCTGGCGGTGCTGGAGCATCTTCTCCAGCTAAAGGCTCAAATGGTGTTAATTCTGTTTTTTCAACATTTGCTACAACAATTGGCGGGGGTGGTGGTGGTTGGAGTAGCGCAACAGGCAATCCCGGTGTTGCAGGCGGCTCTGGTGGCGGTGCAGCAGGACAAGATTCTAACACGGTGTATGCAGGTGGTGCCGGAACTGCCGGACAAGGTTTTGCGGGTGGCGTTAACTCTACACCTAGTCCTTACGCAGCGGCGGGTGGTGGTGGCGCTGGCGCTGTTGGTGGAAACGGGTCTGGAAGCCAATCGGGTGCGGGTGGTGTAGGTGCATCAAGTTCAATATCTGGTACAGCAATATTTTATGCAGGTGGTGGCGGCGGTGGATATTCTGGTTCTGGTGCTGCTGGCGGTGCAGGGGGCAATGGTGGTGGCGGTGCTGGTGCTACTTCTGCTGCAACTTCCGGCACTGCTGGCTCTACAAATCTCGGCGGTGGTGGCGGCGGTGCAAATGGAGCGGGCGGTGCGGCGGGCGCAGGCGGTTCAGGCATCGTAATCATCAGCTACCTTGGCAGTCAGCGTGGCACAGGCGGTACGGTGACTAGCTCAGGTGGCTACACAATCCACACTTTCACATCGAGCGGCACATACAACGCTTAATAACTTGTCTTGCAGCGGTGCTACTTTTACCAGTAGTGCTGCTGTGTAGTTTGTGGTTAATACCGTGGGCTATTTTTCTTTTATATAGGGGTTTAAATGAACGTTTCAGCCGAACTGATGCAGGCAATCCTTAACTACCTTGCACAGCAACCGTATAACGAAGTTGTGCAACTGATCGGTGGCATTCAAGCCGAAGCTGCTAAAGCTGCTAAAGCTGCTGAAGTTGCTAAAGTTGATAAACCCGACGAAGACAAGGCTGACTAATGTTTGGTTTTACCCCCTTTGCTGCCGCACCATTTGCAGACATTGGGGCTACTGCGGATGCTATCTTTGCAGTAACTGGAGTAACAGGCACTACTGCACTTGGCACTGAAACCGTAACAGCAGATGCTAACACTTTTCCCACATTTGTTCGTGGCACGGCATCGGTAAATTCAGTCACTGTAGCGTTGTTAATAAATGTCAACGTTACGGGCGTTACAGGCACTACGTCATTAGGTAATGAAGCTGTTACGGCTGATGCTAACGTCTTTCCAACGTTTGTTCGTGGCACAGGCGCTTTAGGTACGGCAACTGTAACAGGCACAGCAGTAGTTAACTTAACAGGCGTTAGAGGCACTACTTCTCTTGGTACGGCATCTGTAATTGGCACAGCCAATGTCAACGCAACTGGGGTGTCTGGTACAACTTCAATAAACTCTGTAGTTGTCATCCCAGAGACCAACGCATTTGTAACTGGTTTAGTAGCAACGAGCAGTGTTAGTTCGGTTTCTGCAACAGGCGCTGCTAATGTGTTTGCCACAGGTGTTGTAGGTACAGGCAGGATTGGTACGTTCTTTGTGTGGAGCGACATCGTTCCGATTCAGGCATCTAACTGGGTAGACATCAATGACACGAATGCTGAAACTTGGGCGGATATTACGCCAACGCAGACAACAAATTGGCAAGATATTCTTGCCGCATAGGAGCTAATAATGCCCA